CAGTACCCTGATTGGCTTTGTAGCGCCTAACGCCACAAGCGCTCTGGCAATGGACCAACTTTTACCCGATCCCCTGCCGCCGTGAAGTATCTTGTATCGCTTAGGCTGGAAGAGAGGTAAGAGCTTACTTGGAATCTCGACTCTCGTTCGCAATTCCAACGACCTCTAGCACTGTTTGGATTGGACCACCGTTCTGTCCTGTGACCTGAGTCTCAACAGGAATAAGCCTAGCAGCCAGCTTGTAGAACTCTGTGAGATGCTTTGGATCTTCCTGCGCCCACTGCACCATTCTGTTAGTACCACCCAATTGCTCGAACGCCTCAGCAATAGCCTGCTTCATGCTTGAGGTAACTTTGTTTGGACTGCCTTTCGGCCTACCCATCCCAGCGCGGGTCAACTTCTTTTGTTCTATTTTAGATTCCATTCTGACTCCTTTCGGTTAGTCAGTAATCACTTACATCTTTTGTTTATAAGCTCTATAACGCTTTTGTCTTTCTCCTGACTTTCAGTCGGAGCGAACAGTGCCCTCGTCCTGTTGTCAGTTAGTCCTGGTTCGCACAAATAGTAAACCGCAATACTATTTCGTGTTACCCCAGGTGGACATTTTATCGGATCAGGTAGCCCATGCCAACTTCCACGGGTATCGAATATCACCGCTCTGTTGAAGACCGGCTCAATGGTTTTAGCAATAGTTCTGCTGTCTTTGTACAGACCCAGCCCACCACCCCACCTCGGCTCCCAATCTGGAGTAAGGTAAACGATAAGGTTAAGACGGCGTTGTAAATGTAACTTCGGGTGGATGTTGTAATCGAGGTGAACATTCAACTTCCCTCCTGGGCCATGCTGATGCAATCCACCACCATGTAAACCGATGTCTGGTGTTAGTTCGCAATCTACTAACCGTTCCAGGAATGCAGTGAACTCTGGGCTAAGTAGATGATTAAATGTCTTGTAGAGGTTAGGACCAAACTTGTGCCAGTCGTTGCACGTTTGCTTGATCTCTAGCGGATTGTTATACCTGATCCAACACGGATCACTTGGATCTGGGAACTCTGCTGCGATTTCGTATGGCAGTGCGAAGAAGTCATCTATTACGCAGTGCCAGAACGGGCTGTAGTCTGCTACCACTTAACTTTGTTTGCCCAGTAAGCAGCACTCATCTTGCCCTTGTCGATATTCTGGGCATGACGGGCCTTGAATGATTCCCTGCGCTTTCTGTCAGCGTCCGACTCACCTTCTCGCTTCGGACTTCCTGACACACCTTGTTGACCGAACCTGATGAGCTTTACCTCATCCCCAGATTTAGCCAGCACAGCGTGAGACTTGGTTGGATGCCCAGGAGTACGCTTGGGCTTGTTGTACCCAGCGAACGCCTCCTTGCCGCGCTTAATCATTTCTTCGGCAACTTTGGAGCGTTGTTCTTAGCCGGTTTGGGCTTCTTTTTGTAATTCGGTTGATTGGTCGTACCCATCTCAATCATCCTCTTCCAAAAGTTTAGCCATCTTCAGCATAATCTTGTGACCCTCAGTCATGCCTTTGACCGGACCACCAGCCAACCAGCGGTCACAAACATAGTCCTCGGAGCAACGAAAGTCCCAGCGCGCGCAATAACCAATGTCATCGTCGTCCACAATCTCCTGCATATCTTCTGGCATACCAGAAACCATGCAATCGATCATTTCCGGCGTCTGAATGAACCTGGAACAGTTTCCGCAAGAATACTCTTCGTCACCCGCCTCTGCGTACTGAGCTTTGCTCTCAGCCTCAGCCTTGTTCCGGTCGTTGACCTTTGAGTCTTGCGTAGCGATAGGACATTCCATCATTTCTTCCTTGCCGCTCTCATATTGTCAACCAAATTAGGATATGGTCTACCGCTGGACTTAGCCATCGCTTTTGCAGACTTCTTCTCTGCCGGACTCAATTTGTCCGGTTTGCCAAGAGACTTCGGTCGTGCCTTGTCCCAGATAGGTTTAGATTTCACATCTTCGCCTTTTTCTTGGCTGGCATCCGGCTGTATGCCTTCTTGGGCGTAGCCTCGATCATCTCTTTGGCTACCTTCTGCGGAACACCCGTCTCTTTTGCGACCTTCTTGCTACCTGCTGCCGCATACATGAGACGAGCTTGCTGCTTGCTGGTGATAGGCATATCAGTCCTCAACAATGTGCTCTGAGTGTCCAATTCTACCAATTACACCAATTCTTTCAACAAATTGGCAATTTTCATGGTCCAAATGCTTAAACAATCCGTGCTCTATATCGAAGACTTTACCAGATAACCATCGCTGCCAATGCTCGTTTCCAATTTTCTCAAGCACAGACTTTAGATACTGCGCCTTTCCTGTTGGAAACCCAAACAACCGAGTCATCAACATACCCTCGGTCCCAACCTGATCCATCGAAAACCCAGTTCTTAGCGGATACCTGAACGTAAACTTTTCTGGGTCGTGAGACTCTGGGCTGAAGTCATCTGTCAGTTGATATCTTCCTGATAGCTTGTACGTCCGGTCGTACCAATACTGCTGATCCATCATCCTCTGTAAGCACTCGATCTCTATCGCATTTTGGACAAACCCAATCGGCAAGTTTGTCGCGTGCGCCCGATCAATCCACTCTGCGCCCCAAAATCCAGCCACCTCGACTCTTTTTGGTATATGGCTCAGAAACGCATCAGAAGGCCGTATGCGCGACGTTTCCGACAAGTGAATGGTTGCCAGCGGATACTGCTTCCAAACGCTCTCAAACGTGTTTAGAAGCTCCCGCAGCCTCCTTTCGTCTTGGTTTACTGCCGACGTGACCAAAAAATTCACTTGCTTCCCCTTGTGCTACTCCACCCTTGTCGCGCAAAGATCGGACCCTTGCCCTGATAGCTTGCGCCACTAAAGTGATCTGGAAGGAAATAGTGCGACGGATAAACCGTAAGATCATGATACTTGTGCTTGTGTATGGTTTCTGTTAACCGTGCCGGGCCTGAGAACTGCCATGCCATTCTATTGTGCGGCGCGTCATTTACTAAGTCTTGAATGATCTGCCCGATGAGTGGATGCTGTGGTATTGTTCCAACGATTCCGTTGGCGATGAGTCCCGGTCTAGCGATCTCATTTTCCCAGCAAGCAAAGGCATCCGGCTCCAATAACCAATCCTCCAGAGGACGAACGCACTCGGAATCCGCATCCATTGCAATCCCACCGAACTCGTACAGAATCTCCCACCTCATGCAGTCCGCAACTCCGCAGAGTTCCCGTTCCCAGAAGTGCGCCATATGTTCTGCCAGTCGCCATCCGCGCTTGAGACTGTCGTTGCCCCATACCTGAATTTCGTAGTCCGGATTCATGCGTGACCATGATTCGATCTCCTGTGGTTGGGGCTTGTCGCCCACCCAGACAATATGGATCAGCTTTGGAACCATAAAAAAATCCCCCAGCGATAGGGGGATAACGGGGGGGGAGGAGAACCCCCCAATTATCCCTGATCAGTTTGGTTTTGCAAACAGGTAATAATTCGACTCTACTGCACCAAGTTTCCTCAGCCGAGCAGCATCAAACTCAACCTGCTGCTTCCTTGGATACCCTGGGCTAACCCAGACTCCAGGTCGTGAGAAATGTGGCACGTACATGATTCCCCGATAAGTCCAGACTTTCTGCATTGTTTTCACGCTACATCCTTCACAAAAACGCCGTTAGGCATGAGAAACCCCTTACGATCCTTGATCTGGTGATACGCACCTTCGAGACACTCCACAGGATCAAGCCCTGCCAGAGCGCAGAAGTTGATCAGACAAACCATGACATCCCCAACCGCATCAGCAGTCAACGCTACATCTTTCTTTGCCAGAGCATCAGCCAGCTCACCCATTTCCGATACAGCTTTCAGGAATTGAGCGGTTGCTGTTGAGTTTGGGATGATCTGCCGATCTCTACTCCATTGGATTACCCGGATGTGTAGTTCATCGAAAGACATTTTTTGCATGATCACTTTCCTGGATTAGCTTGATCCGATTTAACAGCAATCTTCCTTCCGTCAATATACTTAAAATTATTTCCGATGATTTCGTCGCATCTTTCTCCAGAAAAGCCTTCCACAAGTCCCCATTCATCCGATTCAGGGTCAGCCACCCTTCTACCCAATCGTTGATATTGTTCATTCCAGAGTTTTCTGTTGACACGAAATGCTCTCCGTTGTGTTGAGGTTAACTCTCCGATGGTGTTTGCTGTGTCGTCCTCCATAATTTTTATGAGATTCGTCCGAAAAAAAAACGGGTCAATGTCCAGCCAATGCAGGTAAGAATCTAGCGATTCTGTCCACAGGAAGTCGTGAGCAGTTGTCGCATCCCACATCATCCTAAGATTCTTACCATCCGTCAGAGGTGGCTTGACTGAATCCCTGACAGCCAGAGCGATGACAGCAGCGATCAACGCTTGCTCTGGAATCTTATGAGTTGAAATATCATCCAGTGTTGCGTCGATGGTCATTGGTTCTTATCCTTTAGCCTTGCTTCGATAGCTTGATAAAAACTTAGGATGCCGTAGTTTTTTCCACCGTTATACAAATGCTCGTCAGCAAGATCGTAAACCTCCTCTTCCGTCAGCCCGACCCACTCGCGCTTGCCGAGCTTGCAGATGCCGCACATACATTCCACAGTCTTCTCTGCCTGCTCAGCCCGTTCAAGTGCAATTCGAGCAATATGTTCAACCGTTAGACTGTACTCTGTTGCATCATTCCCAATCGGTCTGAAATTTTTTATATTTTCCAGCGCATGTTTTAACGCTTGAATACTCATGTGTTCTTCCTCCGAACTACAGATTCAACAAACCTAGCAAACATCTTGAGATCGACATTGTGCCGATCCCACGAATGCGTTAGTCCACGCAAATCAAAATCTGTCAGTTCAAACCAAGTTTTTTCTGCCTTCTGCTTCCGCATTAGCTCAACGGTTTCCACAAGCTCATCCCGCTGCCTAATGACGCACTCTGGCCTTTGGCAGGTGTAGTTGCAAGTATGTATGTTCATCGCTCCAATCTCCCGTCTTGGTTAGCCTCGCCATCCACCTGAACGGTATCGGCTGGCATTTCGTACGTTGCCCATTCGTGTCCGCATTCGCACAATCGTCTGCGCCACTTCCAACCGTACCTAGTGTCTTTCCTTGTCTCCAAGGTTTTTGACTTCCAACTCCCGCACTCCGAACACAGACTCATACTGTTCCTCCAGTTTTTTTATATGGTAGTCATCGCAAAATCCACACAAGTAGATCAGGCCGATGATGACTCCAGACTCTTCCTCTCCGCGATTACAAGCAACTGTTTCTTTGCTTCCGGTTGACAATTGACACCTCCGTTTGCAATGTGGTCGGCAAGTATGTCCGCCAGTCTGCTTTCCGTCCTGGCACCCCTAGCAATCTCCAGCACTGCCTGAGCTGATTTCGGATACCTAGCCCAGTGCATGAAGTCAAACCCAGGAGTCCTGATCTGCTCTACCGCACCTTGGATGATTGCCTTTCCTTCTGGTGTGATCTCCTTCGGAGGAGGCAACGCTGCTGCTTGGTGTTCCGCGACACGGAACTGTTTGCACAACTGAATCCATTGGGCAAGACTCGGAGGCCAGTCTGGGGGATCTCTCTGTAGATGATCCAGAACCATCCTAATTGTGTCAGTCGGAACAGACCTAAGCTGTGCTTCCCATGCTGCCTTTGCTTGGTCGATCTCCTCTGGGGTTTTGCCAAAGTTGGACAGCACTTTCTGCTTGCCCCACAGAAGCCCAAAGCGGTCGATTAGACGTTCGCAATAGCTCTGCATTTGGCTTCTTCCATGTCAATCACGTTCTTGCCTGTAAGGTGGCTCCAGAGGTCTTGCTTGACCTGTTTCTTCTCCACCCAGTCAGCCTTAAACCCTCGCCATCCCATCAGCACCATGTGGTCTAGTGCCTGCTCCAGAGTCCAACCTGCAATCTTGGCTTCCTCCCTGATTGAGTTGATAACGCGCTGCGTTACTATCGCCCGTTTTGCCTTTCTGTGTGCCAGGAAGTCGTCCCAGCAATCTTGAGGTACATCGACAGGTTTCATGCGTTCTCCTTTAGCGTTTGCGAACTCTAAACCTGTTTTTGTGTCTTGTGTGGAAATATTTTTTAATAGGTTTGTCTGTTTCTATAGTTTTCTTTTATTTCTGATCTCTTGAGACATAACTCCCCCAGGGTGGAGCGGAGCATTCTTGCGAAGCACTGGCTCTACCTCTCCCGCTTGCAGCATCCTGTGCTGTAGCCAGAGTACCCTTGGGGCTGCGATTCTTCAATTCCTGGATGGTCTACCACCGCTGTTCCAGGCGTCTTCTCTAGTCCCTCGCAGACAGGCTAGACGGCTCGCAATCAGGGTGAGGATTGGCCGGTGTTTTGTCCCTCGCAGCCCATACAGGCTCTTTCTATCGTGAGGGTTACGCCCGGTTACCCACCGGGAAGGGTAACCTTTATAACATTGCCTGATCTACAGGCTTTCCATGTTCGATACCTACACGATGCTTTATCTCAATAGCATAGTAGGTAAAATCTTCGTGCCCATAACTAACCGCATTCGATGCAAACTCTCTGCACTTCTCAATAGCCGATTCAAGGCTCTCATGAAGATATTTGAACTTTGCTGAATGCCCTGATGGGGATCTCATAAAGACCGCAAACTTGGGGTCTGTAGCATTGTGCAATTGCTGCACAGCTTTCTTGCGGGACTTGTGTCGGCCTTCCATCATCATCCTTTTAAGAGACGAAGCATAGACCGAAAAAAAAACCGCTTATCGCTACCCCCGATAGCAACCCTGATAAAAAATACAGGGCGGAGGTAACGTTAAGCGGTTTTGCTCGTCGGTTGCTATGCCAACAAAAGCATTCTATAGGTTTACAAAATTAAGCGCAACTCAAGCTGTTGTCCGGAAAAAACGCATCCATAGTGATCGGAGCCACAGTACGCAACTGCGCCAAGATCTCACCTGCCAGCTCCCTGTGTTCCTT